GCATACAAAGTAATAGCTGAGGAAGCTAAACCTCACGTACCTGCCCAGCTGCGAGAGCATATGGACAGAAAAACAACAAAGCGAACAGTGATGACTGTTCCTTACAACGCTAAACCTTTCAGCAATCGTGGATACATACGTGAAGCATTAGCTGAGAAAGGTGTAGAAGTTGAAAAGGATGATCTCACTGCTGTTGTCAAAGCTGTACGTGATGCCATGAACGTCATCGTTCCTGGTCCAATGAAGGTTATGAAGTGGATTGAATCTGAGGTGGCCGCGGCAATTGATCGCGGCGCTAATGAACTGCAATGGGTCACACCTTCAGGCTTTGTGGTAACACAAAAGCTTATGAAGAAAGACTTGAAGATGGTAGAGCTTCAGTTGTTAGGACGTTGTCAAATCAAGGTGGCTGATGGTGACACCAACGAGGTTGATAAGAATCACCACAAAAATGCAACAGCACCTAACCTAATCCACTCGCTAGATGCGTCATTACTTCACTTATCTGCAACACGCTTCAACGCTCCGATATCCCTCATACACGACTCGGTACTTTGTCGTGCTACTGACATGTCTATGCTTTCACAAATCGTTCGTGAAACATACATGTACTTATTTGCGGAACATGACTACCTAACAGATTGGGCGCAACAAATTGGCGCTGAATCTAAACCACCGATTATTGACACGTTAAAACCTGAGTCAGTAATTGAATCCACATATTTTTTCTGTTAATGGCAAGAAACACCTTTGTTACTAAAGAGCCTGTTGTCCTTGAGGGCTACCAGGCTGTACTGCAACCGTCCAAGTTTGGCTATTCACTTAAAGCCATTATTGATCAAGACATGATCGATAAACTCGAAGACGATCGAACTGACGGGCTCAAGTGGGCTGAGTCGAAACTTAAGAATCCAAAACGGGCATCTCTAAAACCAGAACCTTGGGAAGAGGTAGCCGATGGTCAATACACGGTCAAGTTTAATTGGAACGAAGACACCAAACCTCCTATTGTTGACACTGAAGGCACAGCGATCACTGATACTCGCACACCGATTTATAGTGGGAGTCAGGTTAAGTTGGCATTCTTCCAGAAGCCATACGTTCTTAAAGATAATGTCACCTATGGCACGTCTCTTAAGTTGGTTGGTGTCCAAGTTGTTTCTTGTAACGGCCAAGCTGGTGTTGATACAGGTGACATGGCACCGGAAGATGTCGCGCAACTGTTCGGTAAAACGCAAGGCTTCAAAGCCAACGACCCGAACGTGACTATGAATGACGAGGATGACTTCTGAGAGGAAGTTTATTGTTACGACGATATTTACACCCGATTCATAGTACCCGACCATTATGATTGACTTTCAAGTAAAGAAAAACGATGAGCTTGGTCTCTATGAAGGGACCATGACCGTTGACATCCCTTCGATCACTGTCACCCGATACAAAGCGGACCGCAACGACTTCAAATATGAGATGCGTCGTGCCGTATCGGAGATTGTAGAAGAACTTATTGAGAAGAATATCGATGAATGATACTCAAATCTGGCCGACTGAACCACCCATGACCTTTGACGATAAGTACACCGTGTCTCATAACGAAAAAGCAGAAATGCTCAATGGACGCCTGGCAATGCTAGGTGTCATGGCTGCGCTTGGTGCGTACGCCTTGACTGGACAAATTATCCCCGGAGTTTGGTAATGCCACAAGGACCTGGAACATACGGCACTAAGAAAGGCCGTCCCCCTAAAAAAGGTACAAAGAAAAAGTAATGGCAAAGAGTGTCAGTCTAAAGATCGGTAAGCACAAGTCCCGAACTGGAGGACTGACAAAAGCTGGCCGAGAAAAATACAATCGTGCAACCGGATCCAACCTCAAGGCTCCACAGCCTGGTGGCGGTAAACGTAAAAAGTCTTTTTGTGCACGTATGAGTGGCGTCAAGGGTCCGATGAAGGATTCCAAAGGCAGACCAACTCGTAAGGCACTAGCCCTTCGCAAATGGAAATGTTAAATGGCTAAACCTGGACTGTATGCAAACATCCACGCCAAACGTAAGCGTATCGCTGCAGGCAGTGGTGAAAAAATGAGAAAGCCTGGGTCTAAAGGCGCACCTACGGCTAAGAACTTCAAACGCGCCGCTAAAACTGCTAAGAAAAAGTAATTCAATGAAATCTATTATTGCTGCAGGTCTCCTGCTTGGTTGTGCACATGGTGCATACGCCGCACCGTACTTGAACGTGGAAGCCAACTCCGGTTTCCTTGGAAATGACTACGGCGGTAGCGTTATTGATGCACATGTCGGCATCGAAGGTGAAGGATGGTATGTCCAGGCTGGGCCTGCAATCCTGGCACCGGATGGTTCTGATTCTGAGATGGAGTTCTCTGGCAAGATTGGTGCATCTGCTCCTCTTGGTGACCTTGATATTTACGGTGAGGTTTCTTTCATGACTGGTGATGAAACCAGTTATGGGACTAAGGCAGGTCTGAAATATACCTTCTGATCTAATTAATACAGCCCTCCACTGGACGTGAGCCTTGGGAGGGCTTCATTAAAGTGCTCAAATACATACCCTTAACAACAACAACTCCGCACTTTTAATGACCGCTGTACTTCAACAACAACAGAGGTCTACCTGGGATGAGTTTTGCTCCTGGGTAACCTCAACTAACAATCGACTTTATGTCGGCTGGTTTGGGATCCTAATGATTCCGTGCCTGCTGGCTGCAACTATTTGCTTCATCACTGCTTTTGTAGCAGCACCTCCTGTTGATATTGATGGAATCAGAGAACCTGTCGCAGGCTCCCTTCTGTATGGAAACAACATCATATCGGGAGCCGTCGTTCCGAGCAGCAATGCCATCGGACTACACTTCTACCCAATTTGGGAAGCTAATACACTTGATGAATGGCTCTACAACGGGGGTCCATATCAACTTGTCGTATTCCACTTCCTCATTGGCGTCTTTTCTTACATGGGACGCGAATGGGAACTTAGTTATCGACTAGGCATGCGTCCCTGGATCTTTGTTGCTTACTCAGCTCCAGTTGCTGCTGCCACTGCTGTATTCCTGGTATATCCCTTTGGACAAGGTTCTTTTTCTGATGGGATGCCCCTTGGTATCTCTGGAACTTTCAACTATATGCTTGTCTTCCAAGCGGAACACAATATCCTCATGCATCCGTTTCATATGTTGGGCGTTGCCGGCGTATTTGGTGGGAGCTTGTTTAGTGCTATGCATGGAAGTTTGGTCACATCTAGTCTTATTAGAGAGACAACTGAAGAAGTGAGTCAGAACTATGGGTACAAATTCGGACAAGAAGAAGAGACGTACAATATCGTCGCGGCCCACGGCTATTTTGGACGCCTTATATTTCAGTATGCCTCTTTTAATAATAGCCGCAGCCTTCATTTCTTCCTGGCTGCCTGGCCTGTTGTTGGCATTTGGTTTGCTGCTCTTGGTGTTTCTACCATGGCGTTCAACCTAAACGGCTTCAACTTTAACCAATCCATTCAAGCCCAAGGTCACGTTGTAAATACCTGGGCTGACATTCTTAATCGTGCAAACCTTGGTTTTGAGGTTATGCATGAGCGGAATGCACACAACTTTCCGCTGGATCTAGCAGCTGCAGACACAACTCCTGTTGCTCTGACTGCACCAGCGATCGGCTAAGAAACGTACGTTCATCCAATGTTTGACATTCAAGTAGATGATGGTGGCGCTCGTATTATTCGAGATGCTCTAAGAGATTATAAGAAGCACTGGCCTGGTGGTCATCCACAGGAACAACTTGATATTGAATTCTTAGAACTTCAGTTCACCAAAATGGTACTAGAAGCAGAATTGGACGCATGACGCCTACCCATGGAACGGGGGGTAGGTACTTTGGAGAACTATCATGTCTCAAGTTGAACTTCGTCAACGTGTTCGTGAACAGGAAACTGCATGTAAGCAGCAACTTCTGAAGTATCGCGGCGTTTCTTACATTAAAAAATCACCCTATGTAAATGGCATTCAGATCTGGGCTGGAGGAGAAGGTTGCTGACCTTCTTGTCGAGCTAGGTGTCAAGTATGAATACGAAAGCACCAAGGTCCCATATGTAATACATCATTCCTATACGCCAGACTTCATTCTTCCGAATGGGGTCTGGTTGGAATGTAAAGGATATTGGGATGCTGCTGATCGTAGAAAAGTCAAAGCTGTTAAACAACAGAATCCTGACATCGATCTACGCATGGTCTTTCAGGCACCGTTTAATAAAATCAGTAAAAAATCAAAGACA